GCCAGTACATGGACAACCTGGCGGTCATGAACGCGAGCCGCATCGGGGCCGTCGAGGGACAGGTCAACATGTCCGACCTGACTAACGGCCGTATCAACGGCGTTGTCCGCATCAGGTCACCGAATTCCATCGTCCCCATTCCGGCCGCCGATATCGGCCCCCAGGCCATTACGGCCCTTGGCTACCTGGACAGCGTCAGGACGCAACGGGTAGGTGCGTCACTGGACTTCAGCGAGGTTCAGGCGCAGCTTATGGGTACCAGCGCAACGGCGGCCGCGGGGCAACTGTCAAAGGTAGAGATGATGGGGGGATGGTTTGCCGGCAACATCGCCCGGACCCTGTTGCTGCCCCTGTTCACCCTTGTGCACCGCATCCTGAGAACTGAACTGGCCGGCCCGGTCATGGCGCGCATAGGTGGTAAGTGGCAACAGGCCGACACATCGCAATGGCAACCCAGGCTTGTGACCGATATCCAGATGGGACTGACGACTACCGAGAAGGCAGAGCGCATCCTTGCCCTGAATCAGACAATCACGATGATGCAGGGCATGATGGCATCTGGCGGGTCCGGAATCATCACGGACCTGCCGAGGCTATACAACGCAATGGGCGACTGGATCAGGACGGCCGGCCTTGGCAGCCCTGACCAGTACCTCATTGACCCGAAGAGTCCCGAGAGCCAACAGGCATCGCAGCAGCAGACGCAGCAGGCGAAACAGGCGGCCAATGAAAAGATGCAGGTCGACGCGGCAATCATCAAGCTTGAAAAGTCCTTCGAGCTTGAGAAGCAGAGCCGCGACCTTGAGTTCCAACGGTGGAAAGAGGAACTGAACGCCGAGATTGAAGAGGCCAAACTGGTCACCAATGGGGTACTGGAACGCAAGAAACTGCGCGTCGACCAAAATAAAAAGGCAGAGGCGAGCGATGAGGATTGAGGACGCGCGCCAGCTTGTTGAGTCCGTATTTGACGAGGTCGAGAAGGACCTGTTTTTTGCTATCAAGACCATTCCAGACAATAGGGCTTTCCTATTGGCGGAACTGGACGTAATATCACGCGCAAAGGAGAGGGCAATTGCAAGATTCGACAGCATCGCAACCGCTTGACGCAGCCAACCAGGGCGAACTGGATATGATCTCCGGCCTGTTGTTTGGCGCCCCGGAAGCGCAGCCCGAACCATCAGCAGAAACACCCCCTGCCGAGGGAGAGACACCCGCGGCCGAGGAACCCGTTGCCGAGCCTGAGAAGGACGAACCGGCAGCAGCAGACCAACCTGAGAAGGCAGAGGTCGACTATGGCATGAAAGTGCCAATCACTGGCGGCGAGCCGGTCACGCTGGGCGAATTGAAAGATGCCTGGCAGAACCATCAAGCCGCCATGCTCGATGTGCAGGACCGTGAAAACTCGGTACTACGCAAGACCCAGGATTTCGAGCAGCTTCTATCGTTCGTTGACCAACTTCCACCGGCCGCCATCCAGGTCGCCGAGGAGCGCCGCAAAGCCATGTATGCCAGGGAGATGCCAAAGCTTACGGCAGCCATTCCCGAGTTTGCTACGGCCGAGGGCGCGCGTGAAGTGGTCAAGGTACTGGCAGAGGCCGCGAAGGGGTACGGGATCAGCGAGGCCGAGCTTGGCATGGTCATGGACTCGCGCTACATCAAATGGATGTACGACGCGGCCCGGCGTGAAAAGGCGATCAGGGAGGCGCGCAACAACGTAAAGCCGTTGCGCTCCACCACCCCCGCAGCCACCCCGGCCGTCGAGACACCCAAGTCAACCCTTCAGCGTCTTACCGAGAAAGCCAAGCAGACTCGGAGCGCGGACGATCAGACGGCCGCGATTGACGCACTAATCAGGAGCGCATGAAATGACAATGGTTTCTCACTCGGCCGCTGATGCGGTCAAATATGGCGGCGTTATTCGTGAAGACGTCATGGACAAAATTTGGGATATCTCCGGTATCCCTCTCCCGTTCACCGAAATGTGCAGCAAGGGCACGCACAGCAACAAGCGGGTCGAGTTCGTCACTGACGAGCTGGACGCACCGGCAACCAACAACGCGGTGATCGAGGGCGCGGAATCGTCCAAGAGCAACGGCAAGTTTGGCGAGCGCCTGGGCAACTTCACCCAGATCGCGACCAAGGAAGTCAAGGTAACGGACACCTCCCAGGCCGCCAATTCCATCGGCAACATGGCGAGCCTGTCCTACCAGATCAGTCAGCGCCAAAAGGAACTGCGCCGCGATGTGGAAGCGCAAATGCTTACCCATCAGGCCTCCGTCGCCGGCAACGATTCGACTACCGCAGGCATCTCTGCCGGCATTGGTGCGCAACTGAAAAGCAACGTGTCCGTTGGCGCAACCGGCGTAGTTGGCGGCTTCAACGACACCACGGGCCTGTTTGTCGCCCCCACCCCGGGAACCAAGCGCGCACTATCGGAAACGCTCATTCGCGACATTCTGCAGCAGGTCTATGAGGCCGGCGGCAACACCTCTGTCGCGATGGCTCGCCCGGTGGTGATTCGCAAGCTGTCCGAGTACCTGTTCGGCGCAACCGCCCGCGTGGCAACGCTGACCAGTGAAAAGGCGCAGAAGGGCGATGGTGGCGCACTGACGGCCTACGGTTCGGTCAATGTGTTTGTTACCGATTTCGGCCAGACCATCAGCTTGCGCGACAACCGTCTTCAAGCGGCGGACGCGGCCGGCGAATCGTCCATGTACTTCCTTGACTCGACGCACCTGAAGCAGTCCATGCTTCGCGGCTATACGGTCGAGCCCCTGGCGAAGACCGGCCTGTCGGAAAAGCGCATCATGTCCGTGCAGTATTCCCTGCTTGTCCTAAACGAGGCATCACAGGGGGCGATCCTCGCCATTGACGAGACCGCTGCGGTCGTTGCGTGATGTATCGCCTGGTCAACATCGCTGGCCGGGCAATCGGGACCGAGGGCGGAATGGTCCGCCCCGGTTCCTCCATTGATCTGGAACTGACCCCCGAGCAATTGGCACGGTGGAGGGATTGCGGATATGCACAAGTATTGCACCTGGCTGGACCCGAGGGCGGTCCCGGTCCGGATACGGATGCGGGAGCAAGCCCCGCGAGATATAGCGTCCGGGACGTTGCGGTTAGCCCTGCACCTGTCGGACAAGGAAGCGGAGTTCCTGGAAACCCAAAACCCCGAAAGCCTAGGACTACCCCCCGGGCCGGATCATGATGCAGCCTGGGCGCGGTTCGTATCGCACCCGGACAGCGCACCTTACAGGGTGAATAAGGTATGAGCCTCCAACTCATCAAGCGACAGGTCACGAACCGTGTGACGATGATCGGCGACTGGATCGCCGGCCGGCAGGTGCGCTCTCCGTTGGTGGGCAGCCGCTACCTGTATGAGAACCGGACCCCGCCCGGTGCCGCTATCGGCACGATCTACCACAACGCCGGCGAGGGAGAGCTGTACATCAACTCTCAGGACTTGGACGGCAACAACCACTACAACGTCATCGGCAGCCTCAACATCGGCGACAAGCTCACCGTTGGCACCCAGACCGCAGCCCTCATCCTTCGCCCGGCGTATGTTGGCGGCGGCCTCTGGCAGCTCTTCTTTGCCTCGTGGCCCCCGCTAGTCAACGGCGAGTACCTCGTGAGCGTGGAGCGACCATGACCCTGCAAGACCTGAAGGACCGCATCGCGGCCATCCTCCACCGGTCGGACCTGTCCGCCCAAATGGACAACTTCATCAGTGACGCGCAGTTCAAGATTGAGCGCCGCTTCGGCATCGCAATAGCAGCCATTGACCCCATCCCGGCGCAGACCGAGTCGCTGTTTCTCTACAGCGCGCTGGAAAGCGCCTACGAGCATCTGAACAACGGCGACAACGCGCAATACTACTTCGACAAGTTCGAACTGGAAGCTGACCGCCAGAACGTCCTTAACCCTGGGACAATTACAGACACGTTCGCCGGGACAGTGCCGGCCGTACTGAGCGAGGTTGAACAGAATGTCACTTGAAAACGGGACCTACATTAGCGACCTTGTCAAGACCAACCCCACCGGGACGGACCCGAAAAGCCAGGGTGACGATCACCTTCGGTTGATCAAGGCATGCGTGCAGCAAAGTTTCCCGAACATCAACGCACCGGTGACGGCCGCGCCCGCAGACCTGAACAGTATCTCAGGCAAGGTGAGCAAGGCCGGCGACACGATGACCGGGCAGCTTAACGGCATCACACCGGTTGCCGCCGCCAACCTTGCCCGCAAGGACTACGTGGATGGGAAATTCACCACGTCCGGAGTTGTTACTGTTGCCCTGTACTCCGAAAATGGGGCACTATCCAGCTCGAATGCTGACATGGTCTGGTCAAGGGCGGGCGATGTCGTCACCTTGTCCGTCAGGTATGAAATCCTGAACGCGGGATCAGCAACTGGGGCTTTGTTTGCCAGCGTCATCGCCAACGGTGCGCCCGCACCCCTGGCGGGAGGTATTAGCGCAGGGGTTGGCCGCGATCCAAACGGGCAGATGCTTCAGTGTTTCTTCAGTGGAAATTCGATTGCCGCGTTCAGGTACGATAATGGTGGAGTTTCAAACTTTGCAGGGAATGGTCTCATGTCACTGACTTACATTGCGGCATGATGCGCTACCTCCTCCCCCTCGTCATGCTGGCCGGATGCGGACCGATCCCAGTCCAGGTCAGCAAGCAGTCGCAGGAACAGTCACAGACTGCTTCCCAGACGGCCAGCCAGGCAGCAGATCAGCAGTCGTCTCATGCCAGCGAATCAAGGCAAGGCACCAACTCGATGCCGGTAATCATCATCTGCAACACGGTCAGTTCTCCGAACGGCCACTGTATCGCCCCGAATGAAAGCGGCCCACTGACCGAGGCAGTAAGGCAAGGCATGGGTGGGGCGAAGAAGTGAAAAGCCCTGTCTATCAGGAATTCCAGCACTGGGGGACCGTCATGGACATCCCCCCGGAAGAGGTCGGCCCGGAACGCTGGACGAGCGTACAGAACATCGCGTTCAAGGAACAGTCGACGGAGCGCGCCAAGGGCTACGCGGCCTGGGCGGATATCCTTTTGGGGACCGGTCCGCTGTTCGCGCTCAATGTCATTGCAGAGGCCGAGACCTTCTGGATTTACTGCACTGCGAACCAGGTCTATGTGACGGACGGCAGCGCACACCACGATATAACCCCGGCAGGCGGGTTGGTGTCGGTCAATGCCGGCGAGTGGACAGGCTGCATTCTCAACGGTATCCCTGTCCTGTCGAACGGGGCGGACGAACCGTTCTACTGGAACCTGAACACGGCCTCGCCTTGCGTCATTCTTCCAGGCTGGCCGACAGGGTCATTCTGCAAGGTAATCCGCGCTTTCAAGTATCACCTGTTTGCCCTTGGCGTAACAGACGCCGGCAATTACCAACCAGATACCCTGTGGTGGTCCGCAGGGGCCGCCCCCGGCGCGATCCCGCAAGCATGGACCCCGGCCCCGGACAACGACGCCGGAGACATGACCCTGGCGGACACGGCCGGGGCGATTGTCGATGGGCTTTCACTTCGCGACACCTTCGTCGTCTACAAGCAGTTCTCTTGCTACGTCCTGAACTATGTGGCCGGCCAGTATGTATATACACAGCGCAAGCTGTTCCTTACGACCGGGCTGCAGTCCAGCAATTGCGTGGCAGAAATGAACGGCGAGCACTGGGTATTCACCGGCAACGATGTGATCCGGCACGATGGTCAGTCGTTCCGGTCCGTGGTCCAGGACAAGGTTAAGCGAGCACTTGTTGATTCGATAGACGCGTCGAAGGTACTCATGTCTTGCGTAACCAGCCGGATACGTGACCAGCAATTCTGGGTGTGCATCGCAACCCAGGGCGAGCCTTGGCTTAACAAGGCCTACGTCATCAACACCGGGACCGAAGACGTGGGGGAAATCGAACTTCCCGGCGTGGCATTCGTGGCGCGTGGCATCGTGACCGCAACGGCCGGCAATTCATGGGACAGCGACAACAGCGCATGGGACACGGATACCACATTCTGGGACCAGCAAGCCTATACGCCGACCGAGGACAGCATTCTGTTATGCGACCAGGACGCCAACAAGCTATGGAACCATGGACTGGACGACCTGGCGGACGGGCAGCCTGTCCATGCCTGGGCAGAGCGCCAATCCCTGCCGGTTCAAAACGCGATCCTTCGCTCGATGATTACCCGCGTCGTGCCTCGCCTGGAAGGGCAAGACGGCGACACGATCAACATACGGGTTGGCGGCCAGGCCTATTTCAATCAGCCAATTTCATGGTCCGACCCTATGCCTTTCGTCATAGGTCAGAGCGTCGGCGTCGACGTGCAGACCGAGGGGCGCCTGATCAGCATCCGCTTCGAAGGGACCACGGAGCGCGTCTGGAAGCTGCATAGCTATCGCCTGGGGGTGGTAGACCTTGGCCTCTTCTGACCGTTCGACACCAATCCCCTACCAGCCGGCGAACCCTCCGTACACGGAGAAGCTTGCCGACTTCAGCCGGTCTACCTGGGACGAGTTCTACCGCATTGCCGAGCGTTTCCTGAGTATTGACCGCCCGGCGGCAATGGCGGTCACGGAGCAAAAGAGCGTACCGATTCAGCCGGCCGAGGTCTGGACGCGGCTATTCAACACGGGGCTGGCCTACGATTGGGAGCAACCGGCCGGGCAGTTGGCTGCCGGGGTGTGGACCTGCCCCCAGGAAGGCCTCTACGATGTGTCCGTTGTCATCGAGGTCCCGGCCTTCCCGCAACCCGGCTCGCGCATCTACGAAGCAACACTGCGGACCACATGGCGGCCGGCCGCCGGCGGCGCGGACAGGGTAACCCTGAGCAAGACGGGCGGGCCGGATGAAGTCGCATTGCGCCTTGTCGCGGAGTTCTTGCGGCCCCTCAACCGCGGAGATCAGGTCTGGTTCGACCTGGACCTGACCGAGCAGACCTACACCGGCAACCTGTCCGTCCTGTCGATCCTGAACGTATGCCGCCAGGCGAGCGTCAAATGAACCTGATCCCGATCCCGGCAGACCAGGTCGACTCCGTTTGGGACAAGGTCGGCCCCCTTATCGAGAAGTCTTGCCGGCATTCGTTCGGCCTTGAGACTGCGGACAACCTGCGCAACCGGGTAAGGGCCGGGAATGGCTGCGTCCTGGTTGTCGTTGACGACTGGGGAACGGCGATCATCCTGGAACGGGCCGGAGACTTTCTGCACGTTGTCAGCATGGGCGGAAAAAACATCGTCTGCCGGCTGGACGAAGTGGTGGAGGCATGCTGGCGCATTGCTTCCCATGTCGGATGCAGCGGCATATCATTCAAGGGACGCAAGGCGTGGTCCCGCATCATGGGCAAGTATGGCTGCGTCGACGTCGGCGATGGATTTATGGAGGCTGGAAAATGAGTGTTTCGAATTCCTGGGGGCAAAGCAAGAGCCGGCAATCGTCGTCAAACGTATCAGTCGACTCCGGCACAGCGCAGAACATCGACCAGCAAGCCTACATGCAGAACATGTGGAACACCGGGAACACGCTATCCCAGGGCGGGACCGGCTTGCAATATGGGCAGCAGGGCTACGATCAGGGTATGGGCTACCTGAATCAGGCCATGCAGCAGATGGGCAGTCCGTACATGAGCCAGACACAGGACACGCTCGGGCGGATGCAGAACCCCGGCATGGACCCCATGATGGATGTCTACTCGCGACAGATCGGCCGTCAGTTTAACGAGCAAGTGATGCCGGCCATGCGTGGTGATGCCTCCGTTGCCGGCCAGCTTGGAAGTTCTCGCGCCGGTATCGGCCAGGGGCTTGCGGCGGCCAGGGCCGGGCAGCAAATACAGGACTTCGGGGCGCAACTGTACGGGCAAAATCAGGACCGTGCGCTGCAGGCCGCGAACATGCAGGGTGCGTTGCAGGGCAACATTGCCAGCATGTACGGACAGGGCGCGCAGGCAGCGCAACAGCTTGGGCAGTTCGGCATGGGCATCCCGTGGTATGCACTGCAGCAGCAGCAGGGCCTGCTTGGCAACGCGATCATGCGCGACCTTGGCGGGATGACAGTCGGCGAGAGTTCGGGCAAATCGTCTGCCTGGAACCAGTCCGGCTCGTTCGGGATGTAAGGGGCAGACCATGGGTGCACTTTCCGATCTTCTCGCGTTCAACCGCAACAAGGACTACCAGGCCGAACAGGCACAGCAGGTGTCAGGGTTGCTTGATCAATACCGTGTCCAGGGTGACCCGAACACGCAAAATCCTGGGCCTTGGGGAATCAACCAGCCCGAAATGCAACAAGCCATGCTGCAGCAGCAGGGTGGATACCGCCAGCCAACCGGGCTACTGGGGGCGATGCCGCCCTCCGGGTTCTACCTGAAGGCGGCAACCGTGCCGGGCCTGACGCAGCCCATGCTGACCCAGGCGCAGGCGCAGCAGGGGATGATGGATAGGCAGGTGCAGGAACAGACGTTCAAGCAGAGCAACATGAGCGCCGCAGAGCTTGCCAACTACACGCTTCAGGAACAGCAGATGCAGTGGCGCAGGGATACCGAGGAACGCCAGTTCACGCAATTGAGCGCCTACCAGAAG